GCGCAGGAAGTCATCGCGCTACGGAGCAAATTAGCCGCGCAGGAAGCAGCCGTGCTAGAACTTCCGCCCACTGACGAAGCACCAGGAGACCACGATGAGTAAGCAAGACCAGGCGGCAAAAGCAATCAAGTTTGCAGCCGCACGCGGCTACACCCCCACGCAGACCGCCACGCTACTAAACGAACTTAACCTGCTCGCACCAGACCTGCCAGGACCGTCTAGGGGGATGGACACAAGCGGAGCAGTCTGGTACCTGCCCGGCCCAATAGGCGACATACGCCGTATGAGGGAGCACATCGTCATCTTTGGGCATGACTACAACGAACAATCATTCCGCCTAGTTCTCAACAAAGCGGAAGCAGAAACCATCGCCCACACACTACTCGCAGCAGCCAACCACGCGGAGGAAGCATGAGACCGCACAAAGTCAACATCTCACCACGTGGCATCACTCTCGACGGCATCCCACTCCTACTCAGTGACGAAGCCCCAATCGTAGAAACACTCGCCCCAGACCTCCACCGCGTACACCTCACCGTGTACGCCAGCCACGTCCAACTCGACGGGGACACACACCACACCCCAGAACCCACACCCATCTATGACCAGCTCAAGGAGAACTAATGACCCTCAAAACTTTCCGCCTAGTCCGCACAGAAGACGTATCCGGCGTATCAGGAACCGGCACCGTAGCAATGGGAGTCGTATTCCCAGACGGCCACGCCGCAATGCGCTGGACAGTAGGAGACCACCGCTCCACCGTCACATGGGACAGCGTAGAAAGTATCGAAGCCGTCCACGGACACGGTGGCCGCACCACAATCCAATGGGAGCAAGCATGAACCCGAAACCTGCCAATGGCTGGACTGTGAAAGAAACGATTTTCGGGAAATGGGCCGCATTCCCATCCGACACCAGCCACCCAGACTGGGTAAACCTTTGCAAGCACCAGGGCTCGCTTACCCATGCCTGTGATTACACCTATCTGGTCGGCCCACTAAGCGAAGAGCCTGGGGAGGTGCAGTAAATGACCCCAGAAGAAGCACGACGCTGGCTAAAAGAAGGCATGGAAACCGGAAGCGTCCCACAACTCCACGCCCGCCGCGCCCTACAAACCATCGCAGCCATGGAGGATGAGGATAAGCCACCCACACCACCACAAGAACACCAACCCTAACCACCAGGCCCCGCACACAGCGGGGTCTTTTCTTATGCCCAGATAGGAGAGTCACCGTGGAGCATCTACACACCCCAGCAGGCACACCATTCATCGCCAGCGTCTGCGGCGGCATACCCCAACTCGTTGTACACACCCACCACACCACCGAACAACAAGCCTGGTGGTACCTCAACGGCGCCGAATGGCGCCAGACCGACCACCAAGACCTGGACTACATCATTCCACTAGAGGTAACCCCGCATGTATAAACCCAAAGTCCGCAAAGCCCAACCACTAGCCAGCACTAGCGGCCCCACGTGGGGAGTGGTAGCCGGCGCATACTTCTACCCCCTAGGCGACTACACAGCCGCCCTATGCGCCGCACACATCGCCACCCTCCACCCACGAGCCCTCACGCTCCTAGGCTTAGACCGCTACTGGGCAGACCGCATCACCCTCACACGCGACCTACCTGCCAGCACCCTCACGCACAGAGGCTGGCTATGACCCCAGCCTTCCAAGCATTCGTCCCCGGCACACCACGACCACAAGGAAGTAAACGCCACGTCGGCGGTGGCCGCATGGTCGAATCCTCCAAATACGTAAAAGCCTGGCGCACCAAAGTCTCCCAAATCTCCAAACGCGCCCACCGTGGTCGACCACCCCTTACCGGCCCACAACGCCTAGACCTCGTACTCGTCATGCCCGCCCGCAAAAAAGAACCACACCCCGGCAGCTGGCACACCGTAAAACCCGACCTCGACAAACTAATCCGCGCCATCGACGACGCACTCACCACCGCCGGTATAATCACCGACGACTCCGCCATCACCGCAATCACAGCACTCAAACGCCGAGCCAAAAAAGACGAGCCACCCGGCGCCCACATCACCATCACACCTCTAGGCGAAACCCAACCCCACTAGAGGAAACCCCATTGGACACCACCGAACTCACCCACAAAATAAACCACCTCCACACCGCCTACCACCACCTCGAAGAAGCCAAATACGCCACCGGCCAAACCCGCGACGAACGCACCATGCGACCAGGCGGACGCCTCGGCCCCCAAACCCCAGGACACACCAAACCCGTCAACCTCTGCCTAGAACTAGAAACCAGACTCTACGACTACGTCTGCGACGCCAAACGCTACATCACACCCACCCGCATGCTCCCCAAAAACTGGGACACCATGCTGCCCTGGCTCAAATTCAACGCCGAACAAATAACCACCCTCGACCCCGGATACGTAGACGAACTCGCCCTAGAACTCGACTACCAAACCCGCCGCATCAACCGCCTAATCCAACCCACCGCACCACGCACCGACAGGCCCGAACCCTGGCACCCGGCCCGCACCGTCATCACCCTATGCGCCGGACAAGGCCACCGCGTCACCCAAGGACAACTACGCCAGCTCGCACACCGCGGCATCATCGAAGCCCAAGCCTCCGGCAACCGCAACCTCTACCGCACCAGCCAAGTACTCCAACACCTCAAAGGCCAGCAACAATAGCCGCAGCTCTTGCGGCCGTGTCACGCCAACTGCTATAATCGACGCGACGACACAATATGCCCTGGCACACGCCGGGGCTTTCGTCGTTTTAACCAAGCCTTGTAGCCACCTCACCCTGCAACTAACCATCACGCATTGAAAAGTTAGAGCAACTCTAAGCAACAACACCGAGGCGCAGGCCGCTGGCTCACGACCAGAACAAGGCACAAAGAAAAGCAGGAGACAGGCACAATGACATGGACAAACGCCCACCGCCACCGAACACCCAGCTACAACAAACTCAAGACCTGGGCCAAAAACAACCTGCCACACACCTGCAACCATCCACACTGCACCGCAACCAGCGACCTCGAACTCGACCACATCACCCCATACAGTCAAGGCGGAACCGACACCACCAACAACGTCCAATGGCTCTGCCCACAACACCACTGGCAGAAAACCAAAAAAGAACAACACCACTGGCAACAACGAACCAAACGAACACCCCGCAAACCCATCGGGCTCACCTAAAACACAAGAGGGTGGGGGCCAACCCCTCCCCGCCAAACCTCCCCAGTCTAAAGGCATAGGGCTTCGCGCTGTGTACAGGTTGCAGGCTTTTGACCTGCGGTTTGTAACGAGTTGCTTCGACTGAGCGAAAACCTGTTACAAATTGCAGGTCAGGGGCTATTTTGGTAAAATTTATGCCATGACCTGCGAAAACTGTGGGCGGGAAATAGCGAAAAAGGGTTCCCGTGGACCTAAGCGCCGCACTTGCTCTAGCCGTTGCCGCACGGCCCTATCCCGCCGTCGGAGCTCAACGCCGTTCCCCGCGGAGATGCTGAACGAACGTCGTTGGGTGCGTGCAGATAGAAAGCGTCCGATTATGGCTAATGGGGCTTCGGCATCATCTACGAACCCCGGCACCTGGTCCTCGTTCACGTCGGTCCAATCGGGCGCTGGCGATGGATACGGATTCATGCTCGGCGGTGGCATTGGTTGCTATGACCTTGACCATGTAAGCGACGGTGAAGCCCATGAGGTTATTTCCTTGATTCCGGAGAAGATCATATACATGGAGCGGTCGATGTCTGGTGAGGGCGTGCATGTGTTCTGTCGTATGCCTGAGGGGCGGGGCACACGCCGTGGGCATGTTGAGCGTTATAGCCGTGGTCGTTTCATTCGTGTAACTGGTGAAGTCTTTAAGTAGGTGATGTTTAATGTCGAGTCCTGGTCCTGCTCCGAAGAAGAATGCGCGGCGTCGTAATGCTCGCCCTGATTGGGTGACGTTGCCTGCGGAGGGCAGGACTGGTCGCGCCCCGAAATGGCCGTTACCTGGCCGTGTTCCGCGTGGCTGGGTTGACTTGTGGCGCCTGCCGCAGGCGGTGATGTGGGAGCGTGATAATGCGGTTGTTCAGGTCGCTAACTATCTCGTCACCCGTAACACTGCGCAGGACTTGCTTCTCGCGGGTGAGCCTAATGCGGCGTTGTTATCGGAGCTTCGTCAGCAGGAGGATCGCCTGGGTCTTAGTCCTATGGCGTTGAAGCGGTTGCAGTGGGAGATTGGGGAGGTCTCTACGGGGGCTAAGCAGCCGGGGAAGGTGATTGAGGCTCGTGACAGGTTCACTAAGCTCTGATTTGTCTATGCCGCCTGGTTATTATGCTGGCTCGTTGGGGGAGTGGAAGACACTGCCGTGGCCGGATGACCAGGCGGAAAAACTTGATTTGCTTGAGCATTCGCTTGGGCCGGCGTTGATTGATTGGGCGGAGTGGCGCACTGATGAGCCGGGCTTGTTGAATGATGAAGGGGAGCCGTGGCAGTACACGGACGGCCAGGCTAGGTTTTTGATCCTTTGGTACGCGTTTGATGCGCGTGGACGGTTTATCTATCGCCGTGGTTGTAAGCGTGGCGCGAAGGGAACGGGCAAGGACCCGTTTGGTGCTTCGATTTGCAACTTGGAGTTTTTGGGGCCATCGCAGTTGTGGTGGGACGGGGACCAATGGGTTGGCAAGCGGCATACGATGCCGTTGGTGCAGATTGCTTCTAACTCGTTGGAGCAGTCGAAAGATATGCTGCGTGTCGCTAATTCCCAGTTGGGGCGTGAGGCTACGGAGTATTACCAGCTAGATAAGGGTATGACGGCGACGTATGTGAAGAATTCTCCTGCTCGTCTTGAGGTGTTGACGGCTTCGGAGCGTTCTTCGGAGGGTGACCCGGCGACGTTTATTGCTCTGAACGAGACTCACCATATGACGCAGGCTTCTGGCGGTCATTCGGTGGCTGCTGTGGCGCGTCGTAACGTCGGTAAGTCTAAAGCAACGATTCAGGCCCGCATGTTGGATTTCACGAATGCGCACACGCAGGGTTCTGATTCGATTGGTGAGCGTACTTTTCAGGCGTGGCAAAAGCAGGTGTCGGGGAAGTATAAGCAGCTCAAGCGGGATATTCTCTATGATTCGATTGAGTATGACCCGCGGCTTGATTTTTATGAGCCGGAGCAGCGTGAGCTTGCGCTTCGCCAGGCGTATTCGGATGCGCCGTGGGCTGACCTTGAGCGCCTGGGCGATGAGATTGTTGACCCAGAATTGTCCGCGGCGGATGCTATTCGCTTTTACCTGAATGGTGTGGCGGAGCAGGAGGACGCTTATTTGGCGGCGCAGTCGTTCGCTGCTTTGGCTGACCCGGCGCGAATGTTTGAAGAAGGCGACCAAATCGCCCTATTCCTGGATTGCTCGAAGTCGACGGACGCAACTGCGTTGATGGGCTGCCGCATCAAGGACGGCTTCAATCAGACTCTTGGTGTGTGGCAGCGTCCGCGTGGCCCTCGTGGTGAGGGTTTCCTTGTCGACCGTGATTTGGTTGATGCTCGTGTTCGTGAGGTTATGGACACTTACCGCGTGGTGTGGTTTGGCGTCGACCCGTCGCCGGCGAAGGACGATTCCACGGAGGCGTCGTATTGGGCTCCGATAATTGACCAGTGGCATCAAGATTTCCGCCGGAAGCTCCGCGTGTGGGCTACACCTGGCGCTAAGGGGAACGCCGTGTTGTGGGATATGCGCCTGTCTACGCCTGGTGGTGCTGCCCGTAACCGATTGTTTAGCCAGGAGGTTGAGGTTATCCAGCAGGCTGTTGATGTTGACGGCTTGGACGGCGAGTTCCGTCACGATGGCGACCCCGCGCTGGTGGCGCATGTGAACAATACACGTATGCGGTGGAATAAATTCGGCCTGACTGTGGGCAAGAAAACTCGTGATTCGTCGCAACTCGTTGACCTTTGTGTGGCGATGATTGGTGCCAATGTGGGGCGTCGTGAAGCCCTGAATTCGGGGAAGGTGCGTATTTCTAAGCGCTCTGGAAAGTCGGCCCGTTTCGTGATTATGAATTAGTAGGAGGTTGGCGTGATTAACTCGTTTGAGCGTCGGGCGGTTGATGATGTCACCCGTCTACGCATGCGGTTTGCTCAATATCAGGGGGCGAACTGGCATAAGCAGCGGTATTACGACGGTAAATCGAAGCTGCGTGATTTAGGTATTAGTTTGCCCCCGCAGTTGAAGGGCATTGACACGGTGATTGGTTGGCCTGGCACCGTCGTTGATGTTCTTGAGGAGCGCCTGGACTTCGAGGGCTGGTCTGAACCTTTCATTGATGATGTGTATAGGGCGAATGACCTTGATGTTGAGGCTCCTCTGGCGCATGCTGACGCTCTGATTTATGGAGTGTCTTATGCGACGGTAACCGCTGGCGGTGTGGGCGACCCGGATGTTTTGGTGGATATTGTCCCGCCGACTCAGATGGTCGGCGTGCGTAATAACCGTAGTCGTACGCTCTCGGAGGCGGTGCAGTTCATCGATTCCACCGATGATGGTGTTTCGAACGTGGATCGTGCGGTGTTGTTTCGCCCAGATGAAACAGTCTGGATGGTTAATGATGGCGGTTGGCAGATTGAGCGAGTCGATGAGCACCGTCTGGGGCGGGTTCAGGCGGTCCAGTTTGTGAATCGTATGCGCGCATCTAAGTTGGGGGGCCGTTCGGAGATTACACCCGCAGTTATTTCCTACACTGACGCGGCTTTGCGCACCCTGGTGGGCGCTGAGGTTGCGCGTGAGTTCTATGCTGCCCCGCAGCGCTACATGATGGGCGCTCCCGAGTCATTCTTCCTAGATGAGGATGGTAATCCTCGTTCCGGTTGGGATGCGATGTTTGGCAAGGTGCTTGCAGTGGAGCGTGACCCGGATACTGGCGAGGTTCCTAGCGTAGGTGCTTTTCCTGCATATTCCATGTCCCCGTTCTTCGAGCAGGTTCGGCACTATTCGCAGTTGTTGGCAGCGGAGACATCAATCCCTCCGACGTATCTTGGATTCGTGACTGATAACCCGTCTTCGGCTGATGCTATCCGTATGGCTGAGAATCGGCTTGTGAAGCGTGCGGAGCGTCGCCAGTCCATGTTTGGAAAGGCATGGGCGGAAGTTGGTCGCCTGTCACTCATGGTGCGTGACGGCCGCGGCTTCGAGGAGCTGTCTGACGCGGAGCTTGGTATGCGCCCGATGTGGCGTGACGCTGCAACACCTACCAAGGCGGCTGCTATGGATCAGGTTCAAAAGGGCATTGCTTCTGGCGTGTTTACGCCTGGCGGCGAGTACACAAAGAAGTTGCTGGGGTTGACGCCGCAGGAGAAGATGATGCTTGACCGTGACCAGGCTAGCGGGCTGCAGGCGTCGTTGATGGAGTCAATTCGTCAGCGCTCTGCGCAGCCAGCGGAAGCCGCGCCGGGCATGGGGGCGTTGTCTGATACGCATGAGCCGCCGGCTGGTGAGTCTCCGGAGGTTGGATAGTTAGGGAGGTGAGAGCGTGGCTGTTGGTGAGAATGAGCTGTCCGAGTATTGGGCGTTGCTTCGTGAAATCGAGCAGTTGGCTTTCACTGACCTGAATAGTCTGTTGCGTCAGCTTGATGGGGAAGAGCAAGCGGCGTTGTGGGCTGGCTTGCGGGCAGGTGTCCCGGAGATCGTGAATTTGTATCGGTCGACTGCAGCGGATACGGCGATGCTGTTCTACGAGAACACGCAGGGGTTAGCGTTTGACCGTGAGGCTGCTTTAGCGGCTTCTGCGGTGAATGCGGCGCAGTTGGAGAAGCAGCTGCGGTGGGCTGTGTTTGCCGCCCAGAGCGGCAGCATGGGCGGTAATTTGGCCGCTGTTGTGCAAAAGCAAGTCCTCGATGGCTCACGACACTACGCCATGTCTGGGTTCGTGTCCGCAGGTTCTGGTTGGTATCGGGCTGCACAGCCAGGGGCGTGCGCGTTCTGTCGTATGTTGGCTACGCGTTCCGCCACTGAGTGGGGGCCGTATGGTTCCGCGGCTGCAGGTGTTTTCATCGGGCAAGGCAGGCACTCACGGAGCACGGCACCGCCAGAAACAAAGTTTCACAAAAACTGCCACTGTATCCCAGTCTTGGCCTCCGAGTACGAAGTGCCAGAACACGTCAATGAATGGACGGAAGAATACTACAAGGCCACAGAAGCAGTAGGTAATGCTTCTGACACCAAGTTGATTTTGTCGGAGATGCGCCGGACTTCCGGGCATTCTCATTAGCCTGAATGGTTTCTTTGGCGGGGTTCGATTCCCCGCACAGGCACTAGCATCACCAACCCTCATGCTGCGATGGCATGGGGGTTTCTTCATGCGGTGGTGTAGGCCGCGATGGCCGTAAATCGAAGATTGGAGACTATATGTCTGAACAGACCGTAAGCGATGAGCAGCAAACACCGGCCAATGTGGAGGAAACTTCCACAAAGGAGACCCCCAAGGAAGAGCTTGGAGACGGCGGAAAAAAGGCGCTTGATTCCGAGCGTGCTGCGCGGCGTGATGCCGAGAAGCAGGCCAAAAGCGCATCGAAGCGTTTAGCTGAGCTTGAAGCGGAGCTTGAAAAAGCTCGTTCTGAAGCTGAGGAAGCAGCTGCAGCTAAGGCGGAGCTTGAGCACACGGCCCTGGTACGTGAAGTTGCGGCGGAATCTGGTTTGCCAGAAGAAGCTGCGGTGTTCCTCGGTGAGGGTGATCGTGACGCGCTTGTTGAGCGTGCGAAGTCGTTTAGAAAGATTGCTGAAGCGATGTTTGCGGCGAAGCGCCCGCAGCCTGTCCCAGAGGCGGGGCGCGGTGTTACTGCGAAGCGTTCTACTGCGGATCAGTTTGCGGACAGCATTGGCCAACTCTTCGGGTAAGCATTTCAATTTGAAAGAAAGGAATAGCTAGCTATGGCTATTGATATCAATCGCGGCACCACCGGCGTCATTAAGCTGCCGGCCGCCGTATCGACCGAAATTTGGGCTAACACCCTTGAGAATTCCGCTGTGCAGGCACGCGCCCGCAAGGTTGCACTCCCTGCAGGTGGCCTGACTATCCCGATGATTACCGGCGACCCTGAGGCCGGCTGGGTTAATGAGACCGACGAGAAGCCGGTATCTGACTCGAAATTCGGTTCCAAGGTCATGACCCCGTACAAGCTGGCAGTCATTGAGCTGTTCTCTGACGAATTCCGCCGCGACCTGCCTGGCCTGTATGCAGAGCTGGCGCGTCGCCTGCCGTTCGCGCTGGGCCGCAAGTTCGATAAGGCCGCTCTTGGCCTTGAGGCTGCGCCGGGTACTGGTTTCGATACGCTGGCGGACGCTCCGGCCATCGCTCTGGACGGCACTATTAAGCCGTTCCTGTCCGGTCTGAAGTCTGTGGCTGCGAACAAGGGCGTTGTGGACGGCTGGACTCTGACGGAGGAGGCGCGCATCGATGCGCTGAACATCGCAGACTCCATGAACCGCCCGCTGCTCGTCTCTGACTACGCCACTGCAGGCCAGGTCGGCACCATTCTGGGCAATCCGGTATCTACTACCCGCGCCTTGGACGGCACTCAGGTTGCTGGCTTTGCTGGTGAGTGGTCCTCTGCAGTCTGGGGCGCGGTCGAGGACATCAAGATTGATATCAACGATCGCGGCTCTGTCACTAAGGGCGGCGAGCAGATTAATCTCTGGCAGCGCAATATGTTCGCTGTTCGCGCAGAGGTTGAAGTTGGCTTCGTTGTGCGTGACCCGAAGCGTTTCGTGAAGTTTACTCCGGCAGCTGAGACTGCGGCCTAAGTATTTTCCGCTGATTCCCTTCGAAGGGGGTGATGTTGATGGCTGATGACCGAGTTGAAGTCAAGCGCGGAGATTCGGTGATTCTGGTCGTTGCCTCGCAGGTTGAGCATTGGGAGTCGCTAGGGTACGAGCAGGTCACGAAGTCTGCGAAGCGTACACCGCGTAAGCGCGCATCTAAGGCAGGTGAGTAGGCATGTTCACACTTACTGACCTAGCCGCATATCTTGAGATTCCGGAGGATGAGCTTAACGCCACAAAGGTGCGGGTGCTCACTTCCAAAGCGGAGTCTTTGATTCGTCAATATGCGAGCCTGCCGGATGATGTGGCGGAGTGGCCGCAGCAGGCGCGAGACCTGGGGCTGACAGTCGTAGCGCGTGCGCTCACCTCTTCCCCCGTGGAGGGTGTCGCGTCCGAGTCCACAACTGCAGGCCCATTCTCAACCTCGCGGTCTTATTCCGCAGATGCTGGCACGGTGTGGCTGACGAAGGCGGAAAAGGCGATGCTGCGCGTCGGTGGCGGTTCCAAGGCCTACGCGGTGAATCTCATGCCCGCCGACCGTGAGACTTATCGCGAGTGGCGCAACAGCTGGGAGTGGTAGTCGATGGCTTTTATTCCCAGTCGCCATTCCCTGGATTTCTACACGCCGGGCACCCCGACTGTCGATGAGTTCGGCGATGAGGTGCCCGGCGTGTAGAAATC